CATATACTCCACCAGTAATTGGTCTAACATTAATAATACTTGTTGTAGTAAAAGCATTTGCAGTTGTAGTCCCAGTACCATATGTATTAAAACCATATACTCCATAAATCAATTGGGCTGCTGATGTTCCAGTACCAGATGCATTATTAGTTCCACCAAAACCACCTCCTCCTCCAGGAGCTATTAACCTTGCTGTAGCTGCTGTTCCTATTCCTCCAACATATGATGCCCCACCAGGACTACCGTTAGTTCCATTTGTATTATCTACAGTAACACCATTTGCACCATTACCACCAGTTCCTATCCAAATGTTTTCTGTAGCAGATAATATAGAGGCATCTACTTTAGTAATTACAACATATCCTGTGGCTGCCCCACCTCCTCCATATCTTCCTGTTGTAGCTGCTCCTCTTCTACCAGCACCACCACCACCTCCTGCACCAAATAAAAATATTTCTACTTGTTTTGCTCCAACTGATTTAGTCCAAACACCACTTGATAAAAATGTTTGAATATCAATAACTGCTGCTCCTCCAGAGGCATAATTAGGAATATTCAAATTAGAACCTGTAAGTGTAGCTGCACCTGATGTACCTGTAGTAGTCAAACTAAGTGTTGGTTGATAGGTACTAGCTGCTGCTGCTGCTGTAAGATAGGGTCCTAATGCTGAAGAATCAATATAACCAGCTGGGTTTGCTGCATCATATGGTGTATATCCAAGTGCACCTGTAACCATTGACCCTGATATAGAATTTAAATATCCTGCTGGATTTAAACTTAGTGGGTAATACTGTAAGTCATATGTGGGCAAACCATTGTTCCATATAACAGAAGGATTAGGATAGGTACCAGAAAGATCCCCACCAGCTGGACCTGAAGGAGCACCTCCACCAGTAGTCTTTGGTTTACCATCTGGACCATTTACTTGTAATCCACCACCAAATACATTTCCATTTTTATCAACTACTTGCATAATCTATACCATATACATAATAAGTTGTTCCTGGGACATCTGAATATACAATTATTTGATCTCCTGAATTTAGAGCATAAGATAAATTATCAGTAACTGTATCTCCTGCATCTAGTGTTAATCCGTACATTACCTCGCTAGTAGCAGTTACTGCATCATATCTTTCAAGAGTAAGTACATATGCTACAGAATTATAAAATCTTAAAGCTATTATCTTAGTTAATGTTGTAGATGTGCCGCCTGTATACAATATAGTACCAGACAAATCAACTTCTCCTTGTTTAACAAATTCTGCCATACACTAATATACAAAAAAATCCCCAGTTGTGCAACCGGGGATCTGCCTGTGTGTATTAACCTTGGAGAAGAGAGATACAGGCTATAGTAGTAGGCCAATAATAAAAGCAGTAACTATTGCTATTATAATACAAGTATCGGCAATAGTTCTTCCATAAGGATCATCATGCCAAACATTATGCATTTTATTATATATGGGTTTATTTAATGTTCTTGCTAAAAAGAACATAAGTATAATTATAAATAAACCTAGTATAAATATCATTAGTTTCATAATTTATCAATTCTTCTTTGTAAATATACTAAAGCTTTTTGTAAGTCTTCTTTTTTGTTAGAAGTTTTTTTACCAGCTCGTGCTAAGTACTTTATAACATTTCCTAGATAAAAATCTTGATCTAAACCCCAGGCTTCCAATACATTGAATACTTCATAAGTATTGTCTTTACCTCCATAGTAGTCAGGTCTAGGTTCTTTATCAAGATTTACAACTCTTTTACTCCAGTCTATTTCTGATACTGTAGGGCAGGGATTGCTAAAATCTCTTTTATACACATCCTTAACCGTTTCATTGTAGGGGGTATATGGGTTAAAGTTTTTATCTGCCATAATTACCAAATAATAACTACATCTCCCTCATTAAGAACAAGCTTAACTTCTCCGTCAATATCAATTCTTTCTACAGTTTCCATGTTAAGGGCTGATGTACGGACATATACTTTATCACCTTCTTTAACTTCCTCTACTCTATCACCTACTGCATATACTGTAAGTTTGCTCCACATTTTCATAGCTTCTTGCATAATGATATCTTCATCTTTTGCACTTAATTGAATTGCAGATTCTTTCCTTTTAGGAACATCTAGTAAAATAGTTCTTCCTCTTAATTGTTTAAATGGTTTACTCATATTGTTGGTTTTATTTATTATGCATCGTATCTCTGAGAATTTGACTCAGAAATTTTTTCTCTTTTTTCTGATCTGATTTCAGAGTCAGATAGTAAAGACAATTTAATTTGTTCTATCAAACCTACTAAGCCAAAATTACCATAAGCTTTTTCATTTATGTGTACTTCCATTCCCTCTTCGGTTTCTACTATAGATAACATTATTGATTTCTCGGCCATGTTTAATTGTTTAATTAGTTCATCATATATCATGCGGGCTTCTAAGTTAGATCCTGTTTTCTTTGTAACAAGCAACCACAACTTTTTTTCCGCTAATGTCATCTTTCTTTAAACAACATACATTTGATATGGAACAAATATAAAAACTTTTTTTGTTTAAACTAAAAACCCTAGAAAAAAATTCTAGGGCTTTAGCAAATCTTAAACCTTGTTTTATGAAACACAATGCAAATATAATAAATTACTCATTATCATAGAACATTCTTTCTGAATCTTCTGTATGCCATTTATCAAATCCCTCACAGTTATAGTAATCTTTATTAACCAAGTAATCTGGTCTTTCGGGAAATGGTTTAGTTACAAAGCTTGGTTCAGACCACTTGATTCTATTGTTTGGTTGAAGAGCTATTTGCCCGTTGTCAAGTAAAATAATGTGATGACTCTTATGCTCTAATGCATCTTCAGCTAAAGATAAATCTGTATTAAAGTCATTTGACCCCCAGTTTATTGTTGCATAGTAACTACCTGGGTAGAACTTGTGATCTTTCATATACACTTCTACTGGTGCATCGTACAAATATGATAGATGTAACAAAGTAAAGTTATAAGAGAAGCAATTCCATATCTGTAGGAAATGAAATGGTAGATCTGGATCTGGTAACTCAGGCTTAGTTAGTAGAGCATGGCTTGGTAGTTTATCTCTAAGTACACCATTCTCTAACAATACCTGGAACAATGCTGCTTGTCCCGGCATACATCTAACAGATATTACTACCCCCGGGGTAAATTCTCCATGACCTTTGGTATGCTGGTACATGTACTCATTCCTCACAAACACTTTGAGAGGAAAGAAGTTATGTTCTATGTGTGCCATTATTTCTTGAAGAAGTTTTTCTTTGGTTGTTCTTTTGTACTGAATCCTAGCTTTTCAATTATCTTGTTTGCTTCATCCTCAGCAAAAGTAATAACATCTTCTTCTTTATCTTTGATGTTCCAGTTATTTAACAAGATTCCCATATGGATAGTCTCATGCATAACTGCTGTAGCTTTCTCTGTAAGAGAGTAATTCTTAAACGTACCTAGATTAATAAATAGAAATGGTTTGTATGGATCCTTTGCCGTCAACTTCTTGTCAGCAGGATCATAGTTAGTAAGTCCATAGATATACACTCCATTACCAGTAGTCTTATCTACTTCTTCTGCTTGAGCATCTTTACGATTTAACCCATGCATTTCTTTAACACCATAATGGTCAAATACTTCAGTAGCATTGTTACCTGCTAACAAAATATATTTACCCATATCATACTTTTTCATACCAAGTCTTTTTAAAACAAAAGGTCTGGGCTTTCACCTCCAGACCCGTTGTTGTTTTTTGCTAGATAAGCAAATATATAAATTAAATTGGAAAAGATCTACTATCCACTTTTTTTTGTATATAATTTTTATCATCTTCATCAACAGAATCTTTTACAGAAAAGGTCACTATTCTACCACCTAATGGTTTAGGAGGAGCACCTCTCTCAATGTGCCACCCATGTGAACCCTCACCATACTCTTCTTTGTATGTACCCGTAATACAGTGATGTATTTGTCTTTGTTGAATTTTATAATGTCCCTTGGATACTATTAAACTTTCTCTAACATCATTACGGGAAGAGTTCTCATGGATGTGCCCCATAGTAAATAAATCCATATCCTCATACATCTCTAATGCACGGGTAAGATTCAAAGCACCTTTAGTCACAATACCCCCACCACCAGAACCATGATAGTACTTATGCTTAAATGAAGCTACTGAATTTTTTCTATAGTGCAAGCTATAGATAACCCAACCACCATATCCTCCAATCTGTATATTAGAATTATACTTAAGGTTCATCATCTCAACAAACCTCTTTAGTACATCAGTCTCTTGATACTTAATTATCCCAGTCTCATGATTACCATAACCAATAACCTTGATAATATCAGTATATGGTTTAAACCACTCCACGGCAGTCTCTACAATTGAATCCAAGTAAAATGCATTATTATGCTCCGGGAGTATATCTGACTTATTCCTTCTATTATCTCCCCTACCTTGCATAAGACAGAATAGATCCCCTACAATAACTACAGGAAGATTATTCTCTTTACAGTAATTAAGATGTTTCTTTAAAAGCTTTCTATCACAATGTGGATTATCCCAGTGTATGTCTGACAAAACAGCAACCTCTGCTGTCATTCCAGTAAGAATAATGTTATGTACATTCTTACTAATCTTCTTAACCTCCATTCTTTTGTTTTAATGGGTTACACTATAATATACAAAAATTTTTCTTGGCACCAAAAATATTTTATACTAGAGATTGTGTGGACCCCCCTGCAGCAGCCACCCCCCAGCTGCAGCCAGGGTGGGTACCCCCCTGTCTCTTCCAGCACACGTGTCTGCATCAGCCAGAAAAAAAACTTTTTTATCCTCCAGAAAAAAAGTTTCTTGTCTGTCTTGCATGGGCTAACCCTGAACTAAGCATAAAATATAATTTTATGAATACACAACTTCCAACTCAGTCAGCTCTAGTGAGCATCCTTCCTTGTAAGTCTCATGACTT